AATCGGTGGCTTTTGGGCCTGAAGAGAACGTCTTTGGGCGGACGTACGGCACGACAGGAGGCTGATTGTTCCAATCCGGACTCATCACTTTTGCCATCAACGCCGCCTGTACCTCTTCACGGGTCGGCTGTTTTTGCTTTTGCTCCAATCGGCCCTGAGCCTTCTTCTCAAGGAATCCGTTTTTGCTAGGCTTGTCGCTGACGTCGGATTGGTCGGCCATCTGCTCCAGGGACTCGACACGGGCCAGCAGATGCTCAAGGTTCTCTATCGTCTCCTCAAGATTGCTCTCCCGCTTCTCCAACTTCTCCACGCGGGCCAGCAGCTTCTCGACGTTTGCTTCTAGCTGTCTCCTTTCCTTCGCTTCGTGGATTGATTTCCGCTCCAATGCTCGCTGGTCGTCCCTGAGCATCTGCTCGAACGCCGCCTTGTCCGCAGGTTTCCAGTCGCAACCCCTCCATTGCCCGTGAACTGCGTCGAACACCAGGACGCGACTCTTGGTGTTCCGCATGGAATCGAACGCTCTGGACGCCCGCTCCAAATCGCATCCAAGCTTGCCGGCGATGTGGGCCAATAGTTCCGATTCCTCCATCTCACGATGATGGCGCTTCGGATCCATCTCGCTAAACTGCGACCTCAATGTTGTCCCGTTTTCCAAGTAGCTCATAGGTTTTTGTTATCTCGAACATCCAATCACTTCCTACTTACCCTAAACACCCGAACGCTTCCCGTCAAGTAACCCAAGCAAATAGTCCTACCTTTTACCAATCGGTTATGCATCCCCCCTTCTACTTTATTCTAAAGATAAACAGTACCCTCCCTCTAATGGGAGAGGGTACAACCCCAACCGCACTACGCTAACCCGGCTTTGAGGCCGGACGCTGTGCGGGGGGTTGGGGAACGGACAAGAAAGAGGATGCAACGCTCTCATGTGGATGCCTTGTAATCGCTCAGAAATGCCCGTGGAGCGATTTGAATGCGGATTTGGTGTGTCGATAGCGGAGAGCGGGTTTAGAGGCTCTTGGGGGAAGGGGCTGGATGGCCGACTTCCTGGAGCTTGTCCCCGACCTCGCGCTCGATGATCAGTTCCAGAATCTGCTCGCCGCTTTTCCCGACGAGAGAACAGATATGCTTGTCATCGTCGTAGATGCTCAACGGCGTCGCACCCTCTGCCTCGTTGCCGGTGATGATCGCGTTGAACAAATCAACAATGACCTGCGCGTTCTGTGTGGATTGAATAGTTAATTTCATTTTTGTTTATGGTTTATGGTTCTGCGCTGAAAAAAAATGCGTTTCAACTTTATCCGACGGCTGATTCATTCGTCGAAAGAAAGTGTCGGCCTGTTTCGTAGATAGCTTTGGTCGTATTCTGGAGCGCGCTCTATCGAAAGGGGTGGCCAACCTTCCGCGTCCAAAACTTTCCAAGCTTTGAATCGCGCTTTTGATTCTGTCACCGCAAAAACAATGAGCTTGATCCCGTACACAGATTTGACGCGCCACGCAATCGGATCGGGGGTGCTCATAGAGATTGTTCCATCGAGTAGATCACGTCGGCCCACAATTGCCAAGGTACGACAGCACGCTCCGCCGCTCCTCCCTTCCCTTGCGTACCGGTCCTCGCACCTCTCGGAGCTGCATCGTGATCGGGATGTCCGTTGCAACACATCGGCCTCGGAATCCATCCCGGAATATTACCCCACAGGTCGGTCGGTTTCATCGATGTATCGCCGTACCGACAATACGTGACTGTCTGGAGCGGGATTCCTTGCACGCAGGGCAGTTTCCGCAACACACCACGAGGGTTCTCCATGATCCAGCCACGCGGATTCATCCACGCGATGAAGCTCAAGGTCGCGACAACAAGCTCCTGGCTCAACCAAGCTTCTGTCGTTTTCGGGACATACGCTCCTTTCCCACCGGTCCAGTGATGTCCAATCGATGCAACAGAGAACGCCTCGCACGGAGGTGACGCCCAGATGAGGTCGAAATACCCGTTGTGATACATGAACTCAGACGGAACGAGGGCAATGGCCAACATGTCCGCTGTCAGATTGCATTTGAATCGAGGATCCAGGTCCAGCGTGACATACGTGTGACCCCGAGCCTCGATGCGCGCTCGCCGGCGCTCTCCACCCGCACCCGCGTACAGATCAAGTATCCTCACAATACTCCCTCCCCATCGCACGTACGACAATATCGACCGCCACCGATACCGCGACACGCAGGACACGGTCGCTTGGAACATCCTCTTAAAAACATTGTTATACCAACAATGCTCAACAACCAACAGATACCAATTATTATGTATGTGTATGCGCTCATTATGTTTTAAGTAATAGAAATTAAACCCCGCCCGGCGCTTTTCGACCCCCATTTTCCACATTGAGAGAACACCGGGCGGGAACCGACACACAACAGGTATGCCGGTGAAAATGATCAGTGCATATCGCAATGCACAGAATATGTCGCCATCGCGCCAGCTATATTGTCGCCGCGACGATTAGAGCCGGCGAATTCCTTCGCGTAGCTGCGGCTCAAGCGAGCCTCGATACCGTCACACCTCGCGCACACAGGCCCGCTGCTGCTCAAGCGGTGCGCCGGCCCGGAACACAAGCAGGACAGTTTGCCAACGACAGCCAGCGCACGACGCTTCGCAACGCTCTTCGTGTATGCCGCTCGCCGGCGCTCTGGCAATGATGATGGATAGATGACCCTCACAGCGCGCCCTCCACTTTCTTAAAATGGGTCGGCTCAACAAGGGCGTCGGCAAACCTGTTCCCGAAAGATTCTGTGGACCAGTAATGTCCGGCCCACTTGCATTTCTCGATGTGCAGACCTTTGCGGCGAACGCACGACACCGACATCCATGTGCCGTCCCGAGGTGCGTCCGCGATGGGTTTCCATTCTGATGAGGTCACAGCACACCCTCCAGGTCCATCGCCTCGCTGCACGCTTCCGCCCGCTCCATCGCCGCATCCTCGTCCCGGAATACCAGGACGCGGTCCGCACCGTAAGGCGCGTTGTCGGTGATGGGTTCACCGTCCACCGGATTGATGACGTGCCAGCTATTGCTGGACACTTGTTTTGCGTAATACATAAGCTTAAATCCGCTAGGTTGAAAACCGCTAGTTTTGTTTTTCACTCGTTTACCAGTCTCTTGATGTTGACTTTCCAGTTTTTATTACCGATAGAATCCGCAGAGCGCGGACAGTATTTGTCCGCCAAGTAGTCCAGATACGACCCAGGTTGTCCAGCTTTTATCCACCGGACACGGTTATTTCTGATGGTGTTCAGACAGATGCGTCGAGCGTGCGCGGCGTCATGGACCGGGATGGACAATATCCCGTACGGAACCTTCGCGCGAGCACCGCCCTCGACCCGATAGATTGCGTCCGCTATCTGCTCATCGGTCGCGGCAAGCGCGGAACACGATAAAACGAGCAAGGTGGCCAACTTTTTGAATGAGTTCATTTTGAGAATTCAGGAAAGCCCAGATCATTCATCGCTCGAACCATCGACGAATCGAGCGCGGCATAATTGCAATACGGAAACAGAATAGACGGCCCACCAGCAGAATAGAAAGCGTCCAAACGGACCTGCCGAGCTGACGAACCCGCGCGAGGATTCGAGATTGTTAGCTCCAGATTCATGGTGGTGATGATGTTTTTGATCGGGATTAATTACCCGCTAGGTCCCCCCGTTGCCGAGGGGACCGCGCGGATGATCAGATATTTTAGTCAAAATGCCCGCCGGCAGAATCGCCGTAGCCGCCCCAGTCCCGGCTTGGGGTCGAAGCCGCCCGGAGATCCGCGGCCATCATGGCCTCGGTTCTGACCACGCGGGTCTTAGCCGCCTCCGCCTCCTCTGCGGCCAATGTGGCCGTGACGGCGGCGATTGCCGCGTCCACGTATGGAGCCGCGTCCGGCCCCCATCCGTAAACGGGTGACAATGCCCGCTGACGGCATTGTGTCGGGCCGAGCCCCATGCTTGCCATCCAGCTGCGGATGGCAGACTGCATTGCCTCCATTTTCATGGGTTCACATCGAGGCTGTTCGCCCCGACTATGTTGCCCGCCCCGTCGCGGACGAGGTCGGCAGGCGAGCCGATGTCGATCCGCGACGACAACGCCAAGCGCACCATCGCGCTGACAATATATATCGTGTCGCTGGTGCGCTCCGGAATCGCGGTGATTTCACCAGCAACCGTCACCTCGCCGTATTCGGAAAGGAACATCGGGATGCCGCCGTGCGTACCGTAATGCGTGCGGGTCACAGCGACCCGCGCGATGCTCCCGCTGGGAGGAATAACTTGTCCGCACAATACGACCTGGTGCGGTGTGAGGTTTACAAATGTGTATGTTTTCATGATCATGTTTAGTCGTTTGTATTAGCTCCGTATCCGGATCCGGCATCGTTGTCGTATCCTTTGCCGTGACGAGCCGTCGCGGCAATCTGCTCCCGTGCTTTCCGAGCCGCCCGCACGCCTGGAAGGAGTCTTTTTACCTCGTCGGTGTAGCACGCCTGCACCGACGTCCGCGCGAGCAGGTACGGTTCGCCGGCCAGCGCCTCGACCGCCGGCCAGAAACCCGCTTGATGGGCGGACAGCCCGCCGAGGATTGCATCGGCCTCTGCCGCCGCCCATATTCTGTCCATCTCGGCCTGCGCGACCTTCCGCGCCTGCTCGGCCTGTGCAACAATTTTTTCTGCTGTTAATGTTTCGTCGTCGCGAGTGAATGTGTATATTTGCATGATGATGATGATGATGTTTGAACCGGGCATGATTACCCGCTAGGATCCCAAGCGTTAACCGGGAATCCGCGCGGGGAATCAATACTTGCGGAAGTGAACATCCTCTGGCGCAACGAATCCATCGTCGCCGTTCATGATCTGGTTGGCCTCGATCTCTCGCCAATCCCAGTCGTCTAGCATTTCAATCCTGCTGCTGCGCTTGTGGCCATTGTTTGAGAACCAGACCCCGCCTTCCCAAGCGCCGGCCGATTCGTTGAAGATATGGCCAGTGCCTTTCCCGTCCAAAATCACAAGCTTGTTACCAGACCCGATGGAAGTCTCAACCAGGTAGCGGAGCGCGGCGCTTCCCGGCTTCAGGCCGGCCGATAGGAGCGGACAAAGCACTCGGGAAGCAAAGATGGCGGTGTCAGATTCATCCTCGGTTGACTGGATATTCAAAATCCCATTGTGAATCAGAGCGTACTTCCCGCCGGCCAACGGGAACGGATGACAATTCTCCTTTCCCTTGCGTCCATGCGTTGCCCAGCGGAAGTGAATTGACGCCGCCGATCCGTCAAATTCAGACAGCGCAGCATAGAAGGAATCGAAATCAAAGAATCCCTTGCGGATCAGAACCTTTCCACCGACAGCAACGGCAAAGCCTGCACCGTCTGGATTGGAGTTGAATCCGTTCCGAAGATGTTCCTTTGAAACCTTGCGACCTTTTGGACGATAAATTGCTAGACACATAAATTTATTCTTGGGTTATTTACTGCGGGAAAATCAAACGGATTTAATCAGAGCGCGTTGGTTGGGAACATTGCCAAGGATCCGTTGATCGACAAAGGCATGAAGGCTTGGCCATTGCTTCCGGCCTTCATGGACGAATCGAGCAAAGGCTTTCCAATCTAGGCTTTCAGCCATAGTTCGTGATGCGGGGGCGGCAAAGGAGATCAAAGCGTCGCAGAATTCAACACAGCGCCAAAATGAAGACTCTTTAAGCGTGCCTTTGAAGATGCGAAACTCGATTGTCTTGGAGTTCTCCAAATTCACGGCTTCATAACGCTGACCGGTTCGCTTTCCGGCAGTGGCCAATTTCTTCCCGTGGTATTTTGCCCAGTCGCAAGCCTTGCGTCCTGCGATGCGTTCAACGAAGTCGCGGTTGTCAGGGGAATTCACGAAGCAGACGATCTTGGCGATTTGGAGCGTTGTCATCGCAGAGCGTGAACAATGGACGTGAAGGCCGCATGTTTCTGTCTTGTAGGATAACAGGCCGGCGGGAAGATCCGCGAAGAAACCTTTCCATGCCTTGCGATGTTCGTCCAGGGAAGCGGGCCTTGTGACGATCTCGAAGCCGCTTTTGATTGAACCGTCCTCTTTAAGCACTGCAAAATTGTCTAGTTTGCCCGATATGTCCTCGGCCGCTGAATCTCGGTTGTCGCCCGCTTCGACTTCTAATTCAATTCCAAAGAAGAGCGGGCCTTTACCGATCGGACGGCCGTAATCTTTGAACGAATACGGCTTGATCGTGGAAGAGGACGCGGAACAATCTTGGCAATTGCCGTCCTCTCCGTAGTTGTCGTTGTGATAAGTATTGCCGCACCCCTCACAAGAGAAATAAGACTCCGCGCATCCTTCGCAGACTGTCTCGTCTGAGGTATTGGAGCCGCAGGACAAATCCGAGTGAAACGTATCGCGACAATCCGCGCACTCAAAACCGTTGTGCTGGACACAAGCACCGCACCACATTACGGAAGGGCGTCGCGGACCGCTTCCGTAGGAACGGCGCGGCGCTGTCACGGATACGAGATCGTCGGATAGGATCCGGTCATCGCACGCTTCGCACGATCCGGATTCGTCTTCCATCGCGATGGAACCATCGGAGAGAATCGCGAGGTCTTGGCCAGTGTCGCAACGGCCGTTGTACCAATCCACATGACCGGAAGTGACGCGACGGCGGTTAGCGGCGGAGAGGAGCGTTGTTTGAGGATTGAAGGGCATAAAAGACTCGGGTTTTTGTTCGCAAGCCAATGGAAACACAGGCGGAAACGGGTGGGAAGAAAAATATGCAATTTTCTTTTGAGCGGGGGGGAAAGCGATGACCAGGTGAGGGAACGGAGCGTGAACCAGGGCGAGCGGATTCAGGCATTGCAGAGCCGCAGAGGGTGGCGCACGCTGCGACGCATGGCGTCACTGGCAGGTCATTGGGACGAGATCCGAGCTAGATATCTAGCGGGCGAGGAGTTGTCGGCAATTGCTGACGATCTGGGACTCGTCAGAATGAGCGTAGCAGCACGCGCCTCTCGAGCGGGATTGCCGGAAATTAGGAGACAAATGCAAATCGTTTGCAAAGAAAAGAAGATAGAATCATTAGAATCATTGTCCGCATTAGTACGTTCCAAGCTTGCCGCCGATGCAATTAAAACCATTGAACGGGTCGACAATTACGACTTAGAAGGTATCAAAGACGAATCAACCAGGGAGCAAATACTGGGATCGGTAGCAAAGCGTTCAGCACTAGTATTTGGTTGGTCTGATCAAAGCGAAGCTGCGTCCATCTCGATTAACCTATTGGGTTCTATGCCTGATAGGATGGACAATATCACACTGTCGAGTAAAACAATTGAAGCGGATACTATAGAATAAGCATTCTTTTCCTATGTGATAGAATGGAAGGAATGGAACGACGACGGCCCCCCTTTGGGGGTGGGGTCGTTTACATACCCTCCCTCAAAAATTTTCCATCATTTTGAACGCATTAAATAAAGTAAAGATTGGTCAAACTGTATCTTTAAATCTTGCAGAGCGTAAACTTGCTAATTTCTTGGCAGAGCACAGGGGTAAAAATAATCGTAATTTCAATGTTCCGAGAATGAAATTTGGAGTTGTTGACGACGCGATAATTGATTTGGAGGGGATGGCTGGAGAGATTGCGTTTTGTAAATTGTTCAATGTGTATCCGGACATGGATATTGATTGTGCGCCTCCGCATCCGTCGCATGACTGTGTTCTGCCTGATGGTATGCGTGTCGATGTGAAGACGACAAAGCATCGGGCTGGAAAGCTGCTGGTGGATGCGCGGAGGTGCGGTAGAAAGGCTGATGGAGTAAATTTGTATGCGTTGATGGTCGGCACGTTCCCTGGGCCTTACGATTTTCGTGGGTTCATTGAAAAGCGCGATATCGTTCGTCCGGACAGGATTGGTTTATTTTACGGCAACAGCAACTATATCGCAGAGCAGAGCGAGCTTCGCGATAGCTACACGATAGCTACATTCTCATTGACAAAGTAATAGGTTCCAATGATTCATCCATCCATCGACCTTAATGATTGCATACGATTGGTCATCGGATGCGAATGTCTAAGCGGAAATGACAGCCCGCGTTTGGTGGTGGTGGGGAACATCGGTCCATTGGATGATGGATGGATGGCCCACTAAAAAATGGTAAACGCAGGAAACAGTTTTCATTATGGCTTGTCCCAATGTGTTTAATGCCTTTGCGGTGGCTACGGAGTCGCTTGCACAGGATGTCTATAAGCGCGCGTCGTATCGTTCGATGTGGCTCAACCTTATCGAGCGAGGCGAGTATCCGCAGGGCACTGGTTTGACCCAGACCTCGTTCACCACGACCAGCATCGAGCCGACTGCGGCTGAGACCTGGTCGGCCATCACGCTCGCGTCTGGCGTTCCTACTGGTGATAACGGTGGCGCTTGCGATGTGACGTACAACGACGTTCCCGTCGGTTACAACGCGGTCACCTGGGGTCCGGAGCGTTTCGCGCTCAAGGGTCCGTTGCTGTGTAAGGACGACCTGACTTTCGACCATCGTGTCGAGGCGTTCCTGCGTGTGTATCTTGAGAAGCTGTCTGTGCGGGCGCAGCGTTCTTGGGAAACCCGGTATCAGAATGTGTTCGCGAAGTATGCCATCAAGGCGGTCGCGGATTCGAGTTTCACGCAGACCGAAACGATTCCTGCCGGCGTGAATGAGTTCCCGTGGGCCGATGGTGTGAGCACTGGTCAGGCGTTGAATCAGTCCACGTCGGAGTTGACCCAGGAGATGCTGGATGTGGCGGCGGCGACGCTCATCCGCAATGGCGCGACGAATCCTGATAGTTCTGGGTTCATCTCGTACAGCAGCGATGGTCCTGTGTTCCCGTTGTACATCGGGTTGGAGGCGTCGCAGCGCATCGCGCAGAACAATCCTGCGTTCCGTTCCGACCTCAACATCGCGGATACCGGCTCTGGCGAAGGATCGACGTTGCTGAAGCGCATCGGTGCGAACCGGGTCATCAAGAACTTCCGGCATGTGCCGAATCTGTTCCCGCCCCGGTTCAGCTATTCCGGTGGCAAGTACACGCTCGTCCAGCCGTTCACTAGTGCGAGCGGCACTAAGGGTACTGTGTTCAGTGTCAATCCGACCTGGACGACTGCTGCGTACGAAGGTGCGTTCATCGTCACTCCGTACGTGTTCAAGAGTCACATCGTGCGTCCGGTGAACCGGGTCGGTGATCTGGCTTGGATGCCGACCAACTACATGGGCGAGTGGCAGTGGGTGACCGGTGCGTACAAGCTCAGTGTTGACTGCGCGGATCCTCTCGACAAGAAAGGCCAGCATTACGCGGAGTTCATGCACGCTCCTGAGCCGATCTTCACGAACCAGGGCATGACGATCATCTTCCGTCGTTGCACTGGCGCTCTGACCCAGATCATCTGCTCCTGATCGATAGGTTGGATTGACACAGCCCATCATTGGCCGAAAGGCTGGTGGTGGGTTTTTCGTATTGACAAGATATTGCATGAAGCAATGCTTCGTTCATGCCGAATTTTATTCTTCCGGAGGGTGTCGAGGTTCCTGAGAATCTGAAGGAAGGCGAGAAGTTTCAGACGATGGCGACCATCGTGTTGAAGAAGAACGGCAAGGCGATGTTGGTGGAGGTGGATGGCCAACCTCTGGCTGGATACGAGTCGAACGAGAGCGAAGCTGAAGGTAAAGGCAAGATGAAGGCGCATGGAGCGGAGGAAGGTGGTGAAGCGGCTCATGGAAAACAGGGATTCATTGCCGAAGTGATGCAGCGCGGTCGTGGTCCGATGGCCTGATAAATCGATATGGCAAACATCACATGCGACGAGGCGGAGACGCTGATCAACGAGATGGCGGCACTTGGATGCCGTTCTCCGCGTGAGCTTGAGTTGGCCAGGCTTGCCCTTGAGAATCGTATCGCTGTTTATTTGCAGGGTGGTGGCGCGACGCGAGGAGCGTTCAGGAGCGTCACCACCACAGGCACGGTGGTCAGCGGCGATTATCTGCTCATCTGCGATGCCACTGGCGGGGCGATCACGATGACGCTTCCTTCTGCTGCGCTTGTTCCGGGTCGTATCTATGCTTTCAAGCGCATCAATGCCGGCGCAAACAATGTCATTGTGGATGGATACGGGGCTGAAACCATCGATGGCGCATTGACCCATACGCTTACTCCGCAATGGAATGGAGCGGTGGTGATGTCGAACGGTGTCGCTTGGTTCAAGATCATCGCGAACTGATATGGCTAATCTTTCCTGCGAGGACGCTTTGACGTTGATCAACGAAGCTTATGGGGCTTCGTGCAAGAGTCCGCGTGAAAGGGTTCTGTTGGAACTTGGCCTACTTTGGGAGGCATCGACTCTTGGTGGAACGGCGGACATCACTGCTGACAACACGGTTATCGATTCATCTTCGACAATGATCACTGCGGACATGACGGAATTCATCTAATTTTATGGCAAAACAGACCATCAATATCGGTGCGGCTCCGAACGACGGGACGGGTACACCGTTGCGGACGTCGTTTGATTACACCAACCAGAACTTCACCGAGTTGTACACGGCTCTTGGAGGGGGTGTCGGCCTTCCCGGTTCCACGACGCAGGTCATCTTCAATGATGGCGGAACGAATCTGGCTGGTGACTCTGGGTTGACGTTCAACAAAACTACTGATGCGTTGACCCTTGCCGGTCCGATGACGATGGCTAGTTCCAACGTCACTGGCGGCACTATTCCGGCAAATGGAACGTGGCTTCCTGCTGCGAACACGTTGGAATTCGCCGCCAATTCGCTGGCGCAGTATCGGATTGCTCCTCTTGGCGTGTTCAGTTGGTACGACGGCGCAGGCGGCACGCGGATGACGCTCAATTCAACTGGATTGGGTGTTGGGATAACGCCGACCGAAAAGTTTGAGGTCGGCCTTGCTGGATCAGGAACGCCTCGGATTCGGTTTGTATCTTTCAGCGACTATGCAGTCATTGAATACCAAAGGTACACAGGGTCGGGAGCAAATTACTACGGCTCTCGTATTCTTGGTGGCGACGGACTTTATTTTTACACTTCCAATGCTGCGGCAATCGGAGCGCAGACTTTCACTACTCGGTTTGGAATTGATGTTAATGGCAACGCTCTTGTCGGAGTTGCTAGCGCCAACGCAAACGGTGGTGTTCTCCAGCTTAAATCGGGCATCACGTTCCCGGCGACGCAGGTTGCTGCAACCGACGTGAACACTCTCGATGATTACAAAGAGGGTACGTTTGTTCCGACCATTATTGGTGGAACAATCGCTGGTGTCGGGACGTATACTACGCAAATTGGAACATTCACAAAGGTTGGAAGGGTTGTGACCGTTAGTGTTTGGATTATTTGGACCGCGCACACTGGAACTGGGGCTTTCAGCATCGGAACTCTTCCATACACATCGTCATTTGCCGTTACTGGTGCTTCGATTGGATACATTTCAGGAGTTGCGCTTACTGCATCAAACATTGCAACTGCTTATGTAGCAGGAACTACTTTTTCAATTGCTCAAACCCCAGTTGGTGGAGGTGTCGGTAGTAATGCATCAATAAGCGCAAGCGGAACCATTTCAGTTTCTTGTACTTACATCGTTTAATCTTCTATGACTATCATCTATTGGATCATCGAGCGTCTTTTGGTCAATCCTGTTGAGGGTTCTGATTCAAATGTCGTCATCACCGCAGATTGGCGATGCAACGGGTCGCAGGATTCGCTCACTGGAACGTCTTACGGGAGCGTTTCGTTCGCTCCTCCGAGCGGCGATTTCACCCCGTACGACCAATTGACCGAGGCTCAGGTTCTTGGTTGGTGTTGGGACAACGGTGTTGATAAAGCGATCATCGAGGCGAGCGTGGAGAAACAAATCGCTGACCAAGCGAATCCTCCGGTCGTATCGCTTCCGCTTCCTTGGACGCCGGTTCCCGTTGAGGTCGCCGTCGCTCCCGTTGAGGTCGCTCCCGCTGCGGATTCCATTGTTGTCATTGACGAGCCAATCATTGTTTCCGAAGCTCCTGTCGCATGATCAAAATTGAACTGACGACTGAACAAGCGAACGCACTGATGCAACTCGTCGATATCGCCATCAAAGCCGGTGGTTATCAGAATGCAAAGGTCGCTGTTCCGATTGCCGACATCATCCTGGAAGCTGCAAAGCAGTCCGAGGAAACCAACTAAAAGGCCACCATGACTGGCCACCACGCTTTTGTTCGCGATATGTCGATAGGCGTTGGTGGGCCAGTTCTTGGCCTACTCGGGAACGCGATATTTTCAGAACCAAATCTAAAAGGAGCATCGCTTGCGCTTGGTGCGCTTGCCGCCCTTTTGACCTGTGTTGTAAAATCAATCGAACTGTACAGAAAACTTAAAAACGACAAATGAACGCTTATTTTGCATCTCTGCTTCGCCATGTTTTGACCGCTGCTGGCGGTTTCTTGGTTGCCAAGGGTCTTGTTTCGTCTGATCAAGCCGGCGAGCTTGTCGGTGCCGCTGTCACCGCTTCTGGTGTTGCTTGGTCCATCTACAACAACAAGAAAAACGCTGATGCAGCAGGTCAGAAATGAGTTTTTTGGCTGACCTGATTGTAAAACTGGTCGACTGGCTGTTTTCTTTGTCAAAACAGGATGTATCTAGTGAAGACGCCAAGAAACAACCGGAGCTTAAGCGTGATCTGCTTGCTCGCATCGATGAGCATGAGCGCGGGGTGCGCGAGTCGAGTGATCTACGTCCCCCACGGTGAGCCTGTGCGCCTCGCTGAGAGCGTCAAAGCGAGGGTTTGGGTACTTGACGCAAGCGGCAAAACGATTCGCAGCAGCAACCGCATCATCATCAGTGAAGGGTGGTATGCACTACCAAAGGATAAATGAGCAATAACGCACCGTATAAGGGTTCCGTTTCAGGAAGCGGACCTTACAAGCAGACAACCACATCAGCCTCCGCAAAAACCCCAACCAAGCCAACCACTAAGCCTGTTCCGAGTGGAAGTGGGCCTTACGGAAGCGGTCCATACAAGAAGTAATCGATTCCAAGAAAAACCCCCCGATTGTAATAAAAACAACCGGGGGGTAATTGTTTTAGAGTTTTATCGACCAAGCGATTTCATCACACTTGCCACAAAATCTTCGCTCTTGGAAGCGTCTCCGCTGCTTGATTTGCTGGAACCCCCGGTCGCCTTGGAACTGACTCCAGGCTGACTGCCGCGATACTTAGCCAGTTCGGCTTGTAGGCGCTTGTTGACTTCGACCTGAGAATACAGCAGTTCACGGTACTTGGGAGCGGCTGCGGCCCATAGGGCGGCTTTGGCGAGGTCTTCTTCACTGTTCTCGCCGTTGAAGATCTGCCGGGCGAGATTGAGTCGGCCATTCAACTCGGTGTTCCACTCCTCATCGTTGTCGCGAGGCTCGAAGATCTCAAGAGCGCGAGCGTTCTCGCTCACCTTGGTCCAGGTCTTGGTGGCCGATTCCAAAGCGGACGCGGTATTTGCATCGCTATCCTGCCTGTACTTCGAGATGACCGCATCGTAATCGGCTTTTGCCTCGGACATCTCAGCAGACTTTTCGCCGTTGATCTCGTCGTACTTGACAATCAATGCTCCGAGCTTCGCCTTCTTAGAAGGAGAAAGCCCTTCAACAATATCGTCAATCTGAGAGTTCCGATAATCGTTTTCGGGAGATTTGAGCAATCCA